ATCTGAAACCGAGTCTTTACATTGTTCTATTCGACCGTTTGTTATATCACAACTCATTTTATTTAGTTTTTAAAGTTTAACAAAAAAAAAGGTGGTGTATATTGCACCACCCTTTATTATAGTTTATGTTTTTTAGTTAGCCGAGTTAACGATTCCGTAAGTAACTAAGTCAGAAGCAAAACCGTATTTCGCGTCAGCTGTAAATCGCATTACTACGCGTACATTTTGACTTCCGTCAATATCACTTAAATCAATAACTTTGCACTCATTCATCTCATTCATCAAACCAGTCGCAAAGAACAAGTTTGAAGTTTGAGAAAGTAAAGCAGTGTTTGAAGCAAGTCCGTTAGCTAAGAATATTTTAACACCGTCGAAATACAAGTCATTCAATACTTGGTTGTTTCCTTTGTTATCGTATCCGTTAGCACCTACACCTGAAGCAGCGAAGCCACCTAAAGCACGTACATACGCTCTATAAATGTTATTAGAAACATAAAGAGTTAAATCTTCTTTACCGTACAATGCAGAAGGCAAAGCGTCAATCATCGAACCTAATTGTGCAATAACGTTTGTAGCATCTACCGTAGTACCCGCAATTTCTTGAGCAGCTGGCAAAGCAGCGTCAGTAGTTAATTGTGTCATGATACCAGCGAATTGCCCAGCAGTTGCGTTAACACCTCTCCAAATTGAAGTTTCCATTCCAGCAGCAACTTTTTCAGCAGCGTGTGCAATTAAGAAATCAGCAAATGATTTAGGTAAAACATCGAATGCAGAATATCCCATTTGAATAGCGTCCCAATCTTGTCTAAAATCAGATTTACACAATTGTAAGTTAACTTGAAAAGACTCAGGTTGAAGAATTTTCTCAGTTAACGTAACTGTAGAAGTAGGGTCAAAATCACAAGTAGCGTTTTTGATAATATCGTCAGTTGCAACTCTTTTAATTACTTGTTTGTACTTAACGTTAGGCATGATAGTAATACCGCCTTTTTCCAAGGTTGGAGCGCTTAACAAAGCCGCAGCGATATATTTTCCAGCGAACTCACCAGCATACGTTGTAGTAATGCTTTGAGTAGTTGATAGGTTAATTTTTTCCATTTTTATTTTTAATTAATTAATTTATACTACGGTTAAAGTGATTGCACCAGCAGCAGTTCCAAGTCCGAAAACATACCAGTTAGAACCGTCACCTACTAATTCTACGAAATCTCCAATTGTATCAGCTGAAGCAGAAAAAGTAATTGTGTTTTCATCAGCTCCAGGAACGTTAACGCTATTCACGATTACACCACCTTGAATTTTGTTTGTAGCCGCTTTAATAGTCCAAGCAGTTGTTGCGAATAACGCACCTACTACAAATTTGTAAGATTGTCCAGCGCCATCAGCAACCGCTGGTAGTGTAATTTGCGCTCCAGCAGCAGCGTTTAAGATAAATACTTTACCGCTATCTTCAGCAGTCAAAGTTGTTGCACCTGTCAATGTTTCAATTACACCTACTTGACGTAAAGAATCATTTGAGATACTTGTAAATGTTGTACTCATTTTTTTTGTTTTTTAAATTATTACTTATTTAGTTTATTTAAAACTGAATCCATTATAGTACGCTGTCTTTTATTAGCGAACTTAAATGTTTCAACTTTGTTTTCGTTTTCAGGGTTAAAAGAAATTGGTTTAACTTCTTCAGATAGTTCTACCTCGTTTTCTTTAACCTCGTTTGATTTGCTTAATTCAGCTTTAAGCATTTCGTTTTCTTTTTTCAATGCTTCAATTTCTGAAAAGAAACTTTCTTTAATTGTGCTTTCAACTACTTTTTTAGGGTTGCTTTTAGCCGTTTCCATTTCTTGTTCTTTTTTCGCTTCTTCTTCGATAGGCTCTTCAACTTCAACTTCTTCTTCTTCTTCAACCTTTTCTTTTACTTCGGAAATAATTCCCTCTTCAACAACGATCAACATACGACCATCTTCCATTTCGTATTCACCTACCGGCACGGGAATTTTTTGTTCATCTTCCGTTACTACGAAAATTTCGTTACCAGCTTCAAACATATCAGCTTCAAGAACTGTTACGCCATCCATTAGTTTCATTTGTTCAAGTTTTACTTCCATTCCAAGTAAAGTTTTGATTTGATTGATTAGGCTATTTTTCATTTTTATTTTTATTAAATATTATCTGCTCCTTTAATTGTTAAATTCTCTAATGCACTTACTACTTTTTTATATTCAGTTAATTTTGCATTTACTCTATCTTTATTTACAGGCGATTGTATTCCTATTTCTTTTGCCGCTTTATCAATTTTATCTGCTTCTTTCAATGCTAATTCTAAATGAATAACAGCATTTTGCATTGTTCCTATTAATTTTTGATAATGTACAGAAGCAGTTTTTCTTTCATTATTTGCTTTATCAATTCTGCCATTAAAATCTTCAATAAATCCTAATTCAACTTCGTGTGAAGATAAATTTGTTGTTTCTTCTTTAAACAACTTTCCGAAAACTGTTTTTAGTGTATTCATAACTTATTAACTTTTAAAATTTTTACTTGTTCCTTTTTTAGCCGTTTTGCCGTACTATCGTGCGCACTCCATTGTTATCTGTTACCGTTACATTTTGAGGCGTTACACTGGCAGTTTTGCCTATTCCTTGCGCTTCTAAACTACCGTCACAACAATCTTTGTGATATTTTCCGTCTTTACATAGGCATCCACGTTTACCACCACGGGGGCTAACTTTACTTGCTGTTCTCATTTATTTATTATCTATTTGTTCTAACTTTCTTTGCGCCCACTCAATACCAGCGTCACCACCCCAAGCAAGCCACATTAAACGCCCGCATCCGTCCCCTAATTCCTTTTGTGAATTTTCCTTGTGACGTGCAAATGAAGCCATGCGTGAAATTGTTTCTCTACTTATATTTTCGCCGTTAGCTAATTGATTGGCACGTGCTTTTCCTACGGGCGTACCGCAGTCACCCCAACCGTTTTCTTCAGCGTAGCGTAAAGCTATCTTTGCGTTTTCGCTTGCTTCTTTAGGGTAGTCGTTATACGTTTCTAATTTAGTATCGAGTATTTCTTTTAAGAATGCTATTATTTCGTCTTCCTCGTTTTGTTGTAAACTCATTTCGTATTTGTCTACAAAGTGACCTTCAATACTAAATCCTTTTACTTCGCCGTCTTTTACCTTTTGCCAAACATCATCGTTGTTTACTTTCATTGAAATCATCCAAGTTCCCTTTGGTAAATTAAAGTTGTATAATCGGCTTTTATCCGTCTTTTCGTCTTCAATTATCCAGCTTTCAACTACACTCATTCCGTCAAGCATTTTGCGTTCGTGTTCGTAAGTTGCGTTGTTTTGATTTGAGCGCATTAAAAATAATTCACTTGCTTTGCGTACCGTGTCTTCACTGAAGTAAATATAGAATTCTTTGTCCTTGTTTCTACGGTAAATTTGTTTATTAGGCACTAAAGCCGCACCCATCAAAATACGTTTTTCCGCATCTACTTCTTTTAGTTCAACTTCGTGCTTTTTTAACGCTATAAAATTCTCTTCGATCGCGGGACTTTCAACAACGGATACCGCATTAATACCAGCTTCTAATTTTGTTTCGTCAATTAGTAGTTCTATTATTTCAACTTTTGCCATAATTATTAAACTTATAAAGTTGCGTTTTGTACTCTATTCCTATCCAAAGCTTGTGCGCTTGTTACTTCGCCACTCACTACGTAAGCTTGTGTCGGCGTTTGTTGTAATTGCGCTAACTGATTTATACCGCTTGAACCTATTGTGTTGAAGTTCGCAGTCATAGGAGCGGCTCCAGTAGGTGCGTTTGAACCACCAGCGCCACCGCTTGAACTACTTGAATTAAATTGCTGTGAAGCTATCTTTTTAACGTTTACTAAACCAGCTGTAATTGCCGCCGCCATAGCGATATAATTAAACGGTGGTGGTGAACTTGCCAAAGCCATATTTGCAGCCTTATAAGTGTCTACTACTGCCGTTGCTATGTTAACCGCCTTTTGAACTTGAAATGCTTTCTTTTGTTGTTTAACACTTTTACCAGCAAATAATTCAGCAAGGTTTGAAACAATTTGTAAAGAATCTTCAACTGATTTTACTCTATATTCGTTTAATTGCTTAATGCGTTCTTTTTCCTTTTCGTCTTTTTCTTTTTGTTTTTCTTCTTCTTCTTTTCGGTATTTTTGATTTATAGCAGCATAATCTTTATTGAATTTTTCCGTAATTGCTTTTTCTATTTCCGCGTTACCATTTGCAGCTGCTATCTTTTCATCAAACGCTAATTGTAAATCTAAAAGTTCTTGTTCACGTTGTGAGTTACGCGCCTTTTGTAATTCTAACCATGCAGCATCTTCAGCTTTTATTTGTTCTTGCAACTTTAAATTTTGTGCGTCTTTTTCTATTTTGTCGTATTTGTCGTTAATTGCTTTATCGTCTAAACGTTTACTTTCAATAGCTTGTGCAGTTAGTTTGTCGTAATCTTCTTTTTTAAGTTTACCCTCTTTAAAGTTTTTATCAGTTTCTTGTTGTTCGTATTTGTACTTAATTCTTAAAGCGTCTAATTCTTTTGCGCGTCCTTCTTCCATCAAACGGTTTTTTTCTTCTTCCATTTGACGTGTAATATCTAATTGTTCTTTTGCCGCGTCTTTATTTGAATTTGTGTTATTTTGATTCCCTTGTGAATTTATTCTATTACGTTCGTCTTGTGCTTCTTTTTCAATTTGGTTAATTTGTATTTTATAACCAGCTTGCGTATTGCGTAATTCGATTAATTTATCTTCAGCGGCTTTAATTGCAGCGTCTCCTTCTTCAGCAACTTCGGACGGGTTAAATACTAATTCAGTTAAGTTTCCAAAAATCATATCTGATAAACCCAAATCTTTACCCCAAAATGCTGCTATTTCATCAACTGTTCTAAGTAATGCGGCTAAAGGAAAAGATAAAAATTCAAGGATTCCACGTAATATAACATAGTTTCTTTTTTCAGCTTCTAATTGTGCTTTTTTAGTAGCTTTTGCATTTGATACACTTAATTCAGCAGCTTTAATTGTAGTGTCCAAAGCTGCAACTTTTAATTGAAGGATTTGCTTTTCCGTTTTACCTTGAAGCCTTAAAATATTATCCTGTTTATTTAAAGTATCTAATTTTGCTTCGGACGCTTTTAAGTTAGCATCTGTTAATTTAT